TGAGCAATTCTATTCTGTGCCTTGACTGGACCTGATTCATCATTTATTTCAAATGTGACTATATTATCAAATTCATCTTCATCTTTTTCTGATAGCCCTGGGCTTCCTGTAGAAATATCTCCTGCTATAATTGGGAGGCCGGATGTGTTTCTTGGATCTGTCTCTGAGGGACCTCCCATCTCTTCGTCTTCGCCGCCGCCACCACCTTCGCCGCCGCCTTCTTCACCGCCGCCTTCTTCCGGTAGCTTGACAGCTTCAACTTGAAGGTCGATCATCTTGTCTT